GTGAATACGTCGCCAACGTTCCATTCGTGAGCCACATCGACAACCCCTACGCACCGACCGAGGACCTTGCCTTTGGTATTCCGAGGCAGGTGTTTTACAATGCCGTCAACGCAAGCGGTACACCAATCACCTACACGAACAACAACCTTTACAACAAGTATTGGCTGAATTACATTACCGAAACGACCTCCAAGGAAGCCTTGCAGTTGGAGTTGACCATGGTCTTGAACTGCGTGGACATCTACCAACTTGACTTTCGCAAGCCGATTTATTACAACGGCATTCGATGGCGTTTGCTTGAGATTCGGGACTATACCATAGGCGAAGCAAAGCCTTGCCGGGTAACGCTCCGAAGGATTCTCAACCTCGCAGAGTTCGTGCCTATAACGAGCGTCCCAATAACAAGCGACCCTGCTGGATTACCCAACGGACCTATCGACCCTGACCCAGCAGACCCCGACTACGAACCACCCATCAACCCTGAATTACCAACCCCCGGATAATGGCAGTAACTAAAGAAATCGTCCTCGAAGTAGGAATCAAGGACTCAACCGCACAAGGCACGACGAGTGCTAAGCAGCGTCTGCGTGAACTCCAAAAGACGCTCATTGATATGTCTTTGGCCGGGCAAGAAGGCACGAAGGCGTTCAAGCAAATGGAGGCCGAAGCGGGAAAACTCAAAGACCAAATTGGGGACACCTCGCAGCGAATCAAGACCCTTGCAAGCGACACCGTAAGGATTGACACCGTTGTTTCAGCGGTGCAGGGTATAACGGCAGGGTTCCAAATCGCCCAAGGTGCAGCAGCGTTGTTTGGGTCCGAGAACGAGGACTTGCAGAAATCGTTGCTCAAGGTCCAAGGGGCCATGGCTCTCGCTACTGGAGTGCAGCAGGTAGCCAACCTGCTCAATAAGGATTCCATCCTGATAACCCAAGGCCAAGCAGCAGCGCAAGCCCTCTACGCAACCGCAGTCGGGGCAAGTACCGGGGCTATGAAGGCGTTTAGAATCGCCCTCCTTGCAACGGGTATCGGTGCAGCCATTGCAGCCGTAGGGCTACTTATCGCCAAGTGGGATGAACTCACCGCAGCGGTCCGCAGGTTCCTGAACCTACCCGACCCAGTCATCGCAGCGAAAGCAAGGGAGCAGGCGTTGATGCGTGAAGAAGCAGCCCTCTCCAATTACCGGGATGCATACGAAGCCCATACGAACGCCCAAATCGCAGCAGACCAAAAGAGGGAGGCACAGGTCAAAGAACGCCAACGCAAGGAAGCAGAAGCCACCCAAAAGCGTTTGGAGCGGTTGAGAGAGGAGAACAACGCCATCATCAAGTTCGTAGAGGACCTGAACCTGCAACTCTACGAAATGGAGTTGGATAGGTTGAGCGAGCAGGAGCAACTGCAAATCAAAGCGATGCAAGCCGAAGCACAAAGGCGGATGCAGGTAGACACGGCTGACGCAAAGTCGAAGATGGGTCAAGCCCAGCGTGAGCAAGACCTTGCTGGACTGCGTGAGAAATACGTCGGTCAGTCCTTTGGGGTTATCAACGACATCATCATCGCATCGGCTGGAAAGAGCGAAGCAGCACAAAAGCGGGCTTTCAATGTCGCCAAGGCTGCTGCTATTGCCCAAGCCATCGTTAACACCTATTTAGCCGTAACATCTGCGCTCTCTACGGATTCAACAAAGTTGGTATTCCCCGGACAAAGGTTTGTAGAGGCGGGTCTTGCTCTTGCTGCTGGTCTTGCAAACGTCGCCAAGATTAAGGCTCAACAATTCCAAGGCGGAGCAGGTGCGGGTTCTCCCGGTGCAGACGTAACGGGTGCAGGAGCAAGCGCAGCACCACCGCCCATCTTTGCGAACCCACAAACGACCAACCTCGGCACGGGCGAACTCTCGGCAGGCCAAGGTCAAGGATCATCGCCAATGCGAGCCTATGTGGTTGAACGGGACATCACCCAAAGCACTCGCAGGGTTCGGAGGTTGGAGGAATTTGCAACTCTTGGAGCCTAACCACATTTACCTGCATGGAACTACCCATTTACAGGATGACCGTGGACGAGGTGGATGAAGGGGTCCAATTCGTGGCCCTCACCGATATGCCGGCAATCGAACGGCCATTCCAAGCCTTCGCAAAGACACCACAAAAGTTCACCGAAACAGGCGAACGCAGGGTCCTGACTGGGCCTCTCATGCTTGCAGACACTCCCATCTTTCGCAAGGACGAAACGTATGGCGAGTACTACGTCGTCTTTGACAAAGCCACCATCCGCAAAATCGTGCAGAAGTATTTCAAGCAGGGCAACCAGCACAACGTGAACGCTTACCACAATGCCGAACTGGATGGCGTGTTCATGTTCGAGTCCTACATCACCGATGCCGAGCGTGGCGTGATGCCTCCCAAGGGCTACGAAGACACCCCCGACGGCTCTTGGTTCGGTTCCTTCAAAGTAGAGAACGACGAAGTTTGGGACAACCGCAACCTGTTCCGGGGTTTCTCCGTTGAGGGCCTGTTCGGGATGGACAAGACCGAATCCGAACTGGAAGTCGCACTCGCTGGCTTGGCCGATGAACTTACCGCTTTTTTGCAACAATTAACCCCCACCTACAAATCCCACTAACTATGAACCTGAAAAACGCAATTGAATCCCTGCGAAGTGAACTTCGTAAATTCAGCACCCAAAAGCAGTCCTTCGCTGACTACAAGTTGACCGATGGCACGGTTGTCCGTGTTGACGGGGACCTCGTTGCCGGGACTGCCGTTTACGTTGTTGCCGAAGAAGGCACACTCCCTGCCCCCGATGGCGAGCACGTCGTCGAAGGCGTTGGCACTATCAAGACCGAAGGAGGCAAAATCGTCGAGGTCATCGCTGCCGAAGTAGCAACCCCCGAAATCGAAGCCTTGCCCGTTGCTGCTGAAATCACTCCCGAAGTAGCCGTTGAGGTAACCGAGGAAATCAAGGAGGCTTATCCTGCCATGACCCCCGAAGTTGTCGAGGCCATCGTCGCCAAGCACCTCGGAGCCATCATGGAAGAACTCAAAGCAGCATACGCTGAAATGGGAAAGATGAAGGAGAAAATGTCCGCATTCGCAAGCCAAGTTGAAACCATGGCCGACATCGTCGAAAAGGTTTCCGAACTCCCAGCCGAAGCCCCCAAAGCAAGCGGTTCAGCAATCGTTGAGCAACGCAAGGCTCAAGCCTCGCAGAACTTCAACGCTCTCGCACAAGCACTCCAATCACTCAAATCCAAAAACTAACCCCCTAAACCCCCACTAACCATGGCATTTACTTTCGCAGGATTAACCTCCTACACCGACCAAGAGAGGCTTCCTCTCATCACCAAGGCCGTGTTCTCGGCCCGTTCAGCGGCACTGTTCACCAAGCAGGTGGGCATCAAGTTCGCTGCTGCCCTCAACCTCATGGACACCGATGCTTTGATTCAAAGCGGTGATTCTTGCGGTTACACAACTTCAGGAACGACTGCCTTCACCCAGCGGAATATCACCGTTGGACGCATGAAGGTGCAGGAAACCCTTTGCCCACGTTCTTTGGAACAATACTGGATGCAGACCCAGTTGACTGCTGGCTCTACCTACGACGGTGTTCCCTTCGAGCAGGCTTTCTCCGAGCAGAAGGCTCTCCGTATCGCAGAGGCTTTGGAGAACGCAATTTGGAAGGGTAACGCTTACTTCAGCGGTGTTAACCAACTCTTGAACGCTGCATCGGGTTCTACCATCAGCGGCAACACTGGTGCGGTTTCTGCGTCCGTTGGTATCACCACAGGCAATGCAATCGCCATCTTCGACGGCATCTACAACCAAATTCCACAGGCCATCCTTACTCGGAACGACCTCGTTATCTTCTGCGGTTGGGACAACTTCCGTACCTTGCTTGGTGCGTTCAAATCAACCGCTAACGTCCTGTATAACCAAGTTGACTTGGCTGGCCTTGCTGACGGGGACATCATGTATCCCGGCACAAACGTCCGTGTCATTGCAGTCCCCGGATTGACTGGAACGAACCGCATCGTTTCGTCTTACCTCGGCAACTTCTTCTACGGAACCGACTTGTTGAGCGACGAGGAGCAGTTCTCGATTTGGTTCAGCAAAGACAACGATGAAGTCCGCTTCCAAGCAGCCTTCAAAGCAGGTGTCCAAATCGCTTACCCCGACTTGGTTGTTGACTTCCGCTTGACCTAATGTGTAGGGGGGAGGGAAACCTCCCCTCGCTTTTTGTTCCTTGAAACTTAAACCCCAAATACACATATGTCCTGCTCCCTAACTACTGGCTACGCCCTCGGCTGCCGTGATTCCGTAGGTGGAATCAAAACAATTTATGTCCAAGGCTGGAATGCTACGGGAACCGTTAACACCAATGGCTCCGGTACTGTTACAGGCTTCACAGGTTTCTCTTCGGGTTTCTACGAGTACGACTTGACCAAGGCCACTTCGTCCATGACGGAAACGCTGAACGCAAGCATGGAGAATGGCACAATCTTCTACTCACCTGAGGTTACCTTTACCATCAACAAACTGCAAGTCGCAGTACGCAACGAACTCCGTCTGCTTGCTCGCAACCGCTTGCTGGTCATCGTCCAAGACAACAACAACCGATACTGGGTGTTGGGTGCTGCGAACGGCCTTGAGGCAACTGCTGGAACTGCTGGCAGTGGTACTGCATTCGGAGATAGAAGTGGCTACGAAATGACGCTGACAGGGATGGAACCCGACCCAATGCTTTTGATTGTGTCAACAACTTTTACACC